GTGCAAAAAATACTCAATACGCAAAAGGGAAGATATAAAATTTATAACGGTACAGGATACGGTATAAATATAGAAGATACTTTTGTCGGAAAGAATTACAATCGTGACTACATCCGTTCGGAAGTCAAGCGTGAGATAACCGAAATACTGACCGCAAATGAAGATATAGTGAGTATTGATAACTTTAATATGGAAGTAGACGGCTCACTGCTTACAGTATCTTTTACCGTAAACAGCGTGTACGGCGATATAAATGATGTTAAGGGGGCGATATAATGGCTGAAACTATTGATACAATACTTGAACGTATGCTTTTGCAGATACCGTCAAGATATGATACGTCGTCGGGAACATATACATACGATATAGAAAAATCAACGGCAATGGAGTTTGAGAATGTTTATGATATTATATCATCTCTCGACTCTTATTTTTATGCGTCAACCGCTACAGGTAAGTATCTTGATATGCGTGTAGGCGAGTTCGGATTGGAACGCAAGGACGCAAGCTATGCAACAGGCTGTGTGACTGTAAGCGGTAACGTCGGAGCAAAAGTGTCTGTCGGTGAAAAGGTGGCGGCGGGAAATATTATATTCAATATAACTGAAAATGCGGTCATACCGAGTGAGGGGAGTGTAACTGTACAAGTTGTATGTGACAGTGCCGGAGTAAAAGGCAATGTTGAAAAAGGGAAAATAAACAGATTTCCGGTTACGATTCAAGGACTTGTATCCGTAACAAATGAAATTTCAACAACAGGAGGCAGTGACAAAGAAGGTGATGTTGAACTGCGAAAGCGTTTTACCGAATATGTTTCGCATCCTATAACAAGCGGAAATAAGTGGCAGTATATCTCTTGGGCAAAATCAGTTGACGGAGTGGGTGACGCAAAATGCTTGCCGTTGTGGAACGGAGCAGGAACGGTTAAAGTGATAATCGTTGACAGTGAAAAACAACTTGCCGGAAGTGAGCTTATAAATAAGGTACAGAGTTATATAGATGAACAATGTCCGATAGGTGCAGATGTGACCGTTACCACTGCAACGGCAGTAAGTATAAATGTTACGTTTTCGGCAGATGTGGACGAAAGCACGATTGAAAGTATTAAATCGAATATCAGAAGTTATTTGCGTGATGTGTCTTTTGCAAACGGATATGTGTCATACGCAAAAATAGGTCAAACCATATTGAATACAGACGGTGTTGATGATTATTCAAATTTGAAAGTCAATTCAAAAACAGAAAATATCGCAATATCCGAAACTGAAATTGCCGTTCTTGGGGGTGTTGCCGTTGGCTGATGTAGGACAGAATTTACCGTCGTACTATAAAAAGTCACGGTATATAAAAGCATTAAATACACCCGTCAATGCGGAATTTGAACGTTTGTATGAGTTGATAGAAATGTTTATGAAAAACAGATTTATTGACAGTGCCGATGAAGATGCCGTAAGAGAATATGAAAAAAGTTTGGGTATATCAGAAACCGGCAATACCCTTGAGGCACGAAAGAGCCTTATTAAAATAAGAATGAGAGGGTCGCAAACCTCAACAAAGGCGAATTTGCGGGCGGTAATTGAGAGTTACGGTGTATTGGTTGATATAACCGAAGATATTAAGAATTACAGTTTTACGGTGATTTTTCATCAACCGAATGTGCCGGAAAGTGTGATTAAGAATATTATCGAGGATCTGAAACCGGCACATTTGTCGGTATTATATGCGTATGAATATAGCGGAACATTTGAATTTGCCGACCACGAAAATGACTATAACATTGAAACAGGATTTGCCGATGGTAACGGCCACGGCGGTTACTTAGGAAATATTTAAGAGGGGAGAATAAATGTATGAATTTTAATAATAGTTTGCCCGAATGGAAGAATACAGGCACCGAGCCGAGCGATAGTCTGAAAAACGACGGATTTAAAGCCGGATATAAACCGTCGGCAAATGTTTTTAATTGGTTTTGGAGTTTGGTAAGTAAGTGCATTACTGAAATTCAGTCAAAACTGTCAAATGAAGAAACCGCAAGAACAGAGGCGGATAAGAATTTGCAACAACCGACATTTACAGAGGCAAGCACACGAGTTAATATAACTTCCGGTGAAACGCTGAGTACATTGTTCGGCAAAATAAAAAAGTTTTTCACTGACCTAAAAACAGTAGCATTTACAGGGTCATATAATGACCTGTCTAACAAACCGACATCAATGAAAAATCCTAATTCATTGACATTGACAATGAACGGCTCGGCAACGAACTATAACGGTGCATCGTCAGCGAGTAAGTCGTGGTATGCACCAACGAGTGTGGGAACGGCAGGGTATAATTTGATTAGTAATGGTAGTGGTGCTCCTGTATGGCAACAACCACCTTATGCGGTATGCAATACAAGTGGAAGTACAGTAGCAAAAACAGTTTCCATAACGAATTTTAAACTTGTTACAGGTGTGCGTGTGTTTATCAAATTTACATATGCACACGACTCAACAACAAAAGCCACTCTAAATGTAAATAATACAGGTGCTAAAAGTATCAGATACAAGGGGTACGGTGTTTTTAAGGGTTATAATGGTGGTGGTAGCAACTCCACAGACAAACAATACCCAAATACTTGGGAAGCAGGTGAAATTGTTGAATTTATATATGACGGTACAGAATGGGTAAGTATCCTCGAAAAAAGAAAAATCGACCACAGCAATATAGTAGTAGGTACAATTAATGTTGACGGTTACAGAATACCTCCTTCAATAAATGATGTTGATTTTATGTGTGGAATTGACGGAAAGTCTGATGTTGAGGTAATACAAGAGGCTATAAATGCTTCGAGAAATGGTTCGAGGATAATTTTAAAAAGAGGTAAATATTCAATAGACGCTCCTATTTATATGTGCGGAGGTAATCACGCTGATAAGCTGTTTGGTGAGCAAGCAACTGATGTACCTAAATTAAATTTTAGTAATAATGGTATCATAACTTCACGGAGCAGTTCTTCTGACTCAAAAGTGTCTTATCCATTATATTTTGAGAATATTTCAATGGAGCTAACGCCACAATTATGTATTGAGGCGACTAATATATATTTCGATAATACGTATTCAAGATTAGATGTTACCACAGTACAGAATTTGGGAAGTACACCTATTAAGTCATCTGGTTTGTTTAAAGTGAAAAATGGGAGTAGTATTGACCTTTGGATTAGAAGTAGCTCAAGTTATATATGTTATTGTGGTATTGATTGTACCAAAATAGAGATAGATGACAGCTCTATATCATTGCAGAATGAGTGTTCGTCAACGCAAGGTGCAGGTGGTGATGATTTAAACTTTATTTATAACACTGACGCAACAGGATATATACGAAATAGTAAACTAACGGGACAAGGTAATGGTAGAACAAATTTTATAAACGGGAAAGTGACTATTGATGAGTGCGATATTACCCTGAAAAATAGAAATCATTCATTATGTCACTACACCACAGACACAGAGCAAAAGTTATGTTCATTAAGAGATTGCACTATCAATTATACAGCAAGTACATATTTGACTTTTGGTAAAATTGAGGGGTGTTTTTTCATAAATAAGGTTACTGCTGTTAGTTCGTCCGAGAATAACAAGCTTCAAATACTTTGCCCAACTCAAATGATAGGAAATACTTTTATTGGACGTTCTGAAATGAATTTTAATTCAAATAAAGTACAGTTTATAGGCAATGCAATGCAGTATTCACAATCCTATACATCATTTCCGACAGGAAGTGTTAATACAGGAACAATGATTACGGGATAAGGAGGACATAATGGATATAATTGATAATTTTTCGATAATAAATAATCAAATATGTTTAAATAGCTATAAATTAGTTATACGTCACTACAAAGATATTGACAAAAAAGAGTTTGTAGATAAAGACTATTATGTAAATGATGATAGGTTAATTGAGTTAGAAACTCAAATTATACCAAAACACCAACTTTTGGAACTTATATCAAAGGTAAAGCTTGATAATGAACAGTATTCCTATATGAGTGGTCTTGAAGTAAAAACGCAAGATTTTAACAAAGAAATTAATGAAATTGCTTCATATGGTAGTAAAGAAGCATATGAAGCGTCTTTGCCACAAGCACAGGATGAATTTAATCTTGATATGGACTACAGAATGTCTAAGATGGAATTAGGATTATAAAGAGGAGGAAATATCAATGACATATGGATATTGTAAAAAAATAATTGCAAGCGGTAGATATGATAAGAATTCGATGAAGGATAAACTTGACGTGTTTCTTCTTGCAGAACGTATTACTGATGATGAATACAAAGAATTAATGCAAATGATGGAGGGTTAATTTATGGATAAGATTTTTAATTGGACAAGTACGGTTATTGGAATTGTGGGCGGATTTTTCGCCGCAATATTCGGTCAATGGGATAGTATTCTGTGGGCGTTGTTAGTGATAATGGTGTTGGACTATTTGACGGGTATTATCAAGGCGGTTTACACAAAAACAATGTCAAGTGAGATTGGGTTTAAAGGATTACTCAAAAAGATTACTATATTAATTATAGTAGCGTTATCAAACGTCCTGCAACAGATTACAGGTGATAACGTTGCAATTCGTGAGATTGTGATTATGTTTTACATAGCGAATGAGGGAATAAGTGTGTTGGAGAATGTGGCAGTGATTTATCCGCGAATGCCGCAAAAGTTGAAAGATATATTGTTGCAATTACGTGGCGAAGATGATACGGAGGAATAAGTATGGATATTCAAATCAAACAGGGTCCGCAGTGCCACACGTCTAATTGCTACACATACAGGAATGACGATATTAAATATATCGTCATTCATTTTACGTCAAATAACGGCGATACGGCATTGAACAACTGCAATTATTTCAGCGGTGCAAATCGTGGTGCGTCTGCACATTATTTTATCGGTGATGACGGAATATATCAATCTGTACCCGATAAATGGGCGGCGTGGGCTGTCGGTGGTACAAAAATTTACAAACACCCGTATTGTAGGAACATGAACAGTATTTCGATTGAAATGTGCAGTCGTATCGGTGCGGACGGTAAATATTATATCGATGATGACGTGGTGGAACAGACGATTAAATTAACACGGTATTTGATGAATAAATACGGTGTGCCAGTAGAAAACGTGTTGCGACACTACGATGTGTGGGACAAGAAGTGTCCCGAGCCATTCGTACGTCAGCCGGAGCTGTGGGAGAATTTCAAAAGACGATTAACAGGAAGTGAGGAACTAACAATGGAACAGTACAATGAATTAAAATCATTAATTGAAAAACAGTCGGTGGAAATTGCCGATTTAAAAAACATCAACCAACAGTTGGTGAATGTAGTTCAAACTACAATGGTATATGATTTCAATGATGACAATATGCCCGATTGGGCAAGACCGGCAGTGCAAGCTGCGCAAGATTACGGCGCATTGGTCGGTGACGAGCAAGGGAGATTGGGACTATCTTATAAGGACCTACGAACAATTTGCAGGGAGTACAGATGTGGTATGTATGATTAATAAAAGTATATATCAAAAGCGTAGGATATTGTAATGGTTATATTGTGAGATAGATGTACACATTTGAATAGATTGAAAATAATAAAATATAATTATTTTGTGAAAAAATAAAAAAACTATTGATTTTTGTGCTTAAATCGAGTATAATATAATTGCAGGTAGGAATACGCTGTATACCTATGTACTCGAATTAACGTTTAAGCGATATGTAGTATCGTCGAGCATGGGGAGCCGCCTTAGGGCGGCTTTTTTACTTAGAAGAGGTTTTTGTATGAATATATATGTATACTCGGATGAATCGGGAGTTTTTGATAGATACCATAATGACAAGTTTGTTTTTGCTGGACTGATTTTTTTAGATAAAACAAGTAAAGATAAAATGTCAAGAAAATATTCAAAGGCAGAAAAAGACATCAGAAAAAATAGTCGTTATACGCCTGAAGACGAATTAAAAGCATCAATAATATCGAATAAAGAAAAATCAAAATTATACAGGTCATTGAATCGATGTTACAAATTTGCGGTTGTTGTAGATCAGAAAAGAGTAAATATACAAATATTTAATAGTAAAAAAAGACAAACAAAGATATTTGGATTATGTTTATAAGATAGCAGTAAAGAGAGCTTTACAGAATATGATACAGAGAAATTTGATTGTTAAAAATGATGTTGAAAGAATGTTTTTTTACGTCGATGAGCATACCACAGCTACAAACGGAAGATATGAATTAAAAGAGGGACTGGAACAAGAATTTCGTTATGGTACATATAATACTAATTATTCAATATACTATGAACCAATATTTCCAAGTCTGAAAGAATTAAAATTGGAATATTGCAATTCTAGTTCAAAATCATTGATACGTGCTGCTGATATAGTGGCAAATAACGTTTATCATAAAGCGGTGACAGATCAAGATATTTGGGAAATAAACAGAAATATGCATGTTATTATACAACCATAGGAGTTTATTTTGTTATTTCATAACTATACGTGTAATAAACGTACAAATAGCAAAATTAATAAAA